TCTCACAATATCAAGAGTATATCTTTTCTCCTGATTATAGTGCTGCGACCATTCAAGTTCTAGTCCTCTTTTCTTCGTGTAGAGTTCCTGAACGTGTGTCATTTATAACCTCCTCATAGGTTAACCACATTTTAGATTTACTAGTAAATCCATCTTTTTCCCATACAATATCATTTTCTCCTAGTTTGTCAACTAGTGCATTTTCAAAAGCTTTATCATCATCTTCTGACACAAGATTGAAGTCAGCATGATAGCCATATGCTCTGATTTGTACTCGGAAAGTTTTCATGGGTTTTTTCTTTCTATCATAAAAAAAGGGCGGCTACAAGAGCCGCCCTTAATTATTCAGTTAATCTAGTGATTACGCACCAGGTGAACCGAAAATACCTCTAGGGTCTGAGAATCCGAAAGAATATCTCTCTCTAGCTTTGTATCTTACGTTACCTGTATCGAAGTCACCTTCCATAGCTGTCTTAATTGGAGATCTAACGAACATTTTTAATCCGTTAGGTACATCTGTCTTGATGAAGAACGCATCAGTGTCAGTTAAGTAGTTGTTCACTACATAACCTTGAGGAACCATCCCCATTGATACTACTGCGTTAATATCATTGTCAGCTGTTCCAACTCTACCTTGAGATTTCATCAATCTCTCAGCAGTAAATTGAAGCTCAGAAGGAATAATCATTTTTACTCCTCTTGCTGCAATTTTAAGACCTCTCTCATCAGTGAACGCGGCGATATCAATTAAAGACTGCTCTAACGATGTTTCGTTAAGATCAGCTGATGTGCCTAATTCATTTGAGAAAGTTCCAGCTATCGTTGGGTGAACAGCAGAACATAGTTCTACTCCGTCACCACCAGCAAAGTTTGCGTTAAATGCATTGTTTAATACATTCGCAGCTTTTACTTGCTTAGTGTTTGCCATCGATCTTGCCAAAGCTTTTGTGTATCTAGAAGCTAGTCTATCGTAAAGATTGTCTTCGATAGCTTCTTCCGTGATAGCAAATGCTAAAGCAATTGTTTCATGCGAATATCTAGCCGTGAAAGTTTCTTGTGCATTGTCAAAAGTCACGCCTGAACCTTCAGGTTTAACTTGAGCGTTTGCGAAACCAGATAACATTACTTCTTCTTCAAAAGCTCTGTCACTGTTTTCTGTGTCGAAAATTTCAGCATGCTGATTTTCATATCTTTTATATTCCAGTCCGAATAGTGCATTCAAACCTGGCTCTAGTTCTTTAACTAGTTGTCCTCTACTTATAGCCATAATTATATACCTACCGTTCCTTTCAAGAAATGTTCGTTGATAATAACTACAGCGTTAGTGTCTGCTGCTCCCGCTTCATTATTATCTGGATCTTTTGAAATCCCGATCACTCTTAGTTGAGCTGTCGCAGTTTTAAGATCAGAATGATCTAATTCCACTTTAGACACGTAGTTTGGCGAAGAGCCAGCTGCGTATACTATATCAGCGTTAAGTCCAATTTCTGCAACTGCTAATGCAGCGTCAGATTGGATTTCAAACCTTTCATAAGGGTCATCACTTACAAATCCAACAATGTCTGATGCAGTGTTAGATGCGTTAAGGTGATTAGCATATGTAGGCTTACCTGTAGTTGCATCAGTAAAGAAAACACCGTTAAGTGAACCTAATAATACTGCAGCTGCTGTTCCTACTACAATTTTACCAGTTGCCGCCATCATTATGGGATCATTCTGATAAATCGCAGTTGAACTTGCTGCAATACCATATTCACTTAACCCTTGGTTGTCTCTATTCTGACCAACTTTTCCGATTGCTTTCAGTCCGAAAGCAGCGTCTTTGTTTGCCATGTTTTTTCTCCTTTAGTAAATCTACTATCCGCAGATTTACGGGTTAATGTTATATGTATTTTGATATCACAAAGAAATTATTTCTTCGTACCACCAAAAGTTACACGAGTCTGCCTATCAGCGTTGATTGGCATACTTGAATGTTGCTCCTTCATAAGATCGTTGTTTACTGCGTCGTCTCTGTCCTTAGTTTGCTGAGCAAAATAAGCTTCTCGAGATTTGGCGATCTCTTCTGGTATCCTAGCCAACACTAGGCCTCCAACTCCGATCACTCCTGCGTATTTGCCGTCTTTCAGTTGTGGATACTCTGAGTCAGGATATTCATCAGCTCTCACTAATTCCCATCCGGATCTCATTTTACCTGACATGTTTTTAGTATCGTCAAATCCTAAAACTTCAGTTCGTATCCATCTGTGCCTGAATCCGTTTGGCGCAGGTGGTGCATCTAAGCTAGATGGTGGAGTCCAAGTCTGAGGTCTCTTGTCTTTTTCTCTTGACTGGCTCGCACGCGGGGTCTTCATTTTATCGTTTTCCATATGCTATACCTCCTTCGTGATTTTTAATTGTTTTGCATAATCTTCTAATGGCACTCCTAATTTTTTAGCGATAGCAACCTGAGAAGGTGTGAGTCTCACGGTTTTGCGACCAGATCTATTTACACTTCGCTTCGCTGAAGCTACTATTTGTGTCGGTTTGGTCGTATCATTTTGAACCTTACCATCAGTTGTATCAAATTTATGCGGAAATTCAAGTCTTATTCTCTTATCTATTTCCGAATAATATTCGTCAGTCTGAGGATCAAATCCTTCTTCATCCACTAGTTTTTTGTGTAGATCAAATGCAGTATATGTCATAGCCGTATCTGTACCAAACCACTTGTTTTTAGCTCCCCAAGACTCTGCTTTAGGGTCTGCTTGCGCTGTTTGTTGAGGAGATACTTTAGGTATTTCCACTTCTTTTGGTTCAGCTTTAGCCATATCTTCATATGCTGCTTTTGCTTCATTAAGTCTTGCTTCTTCGTATCCAAGTCTAGCAATCTCTTTACCAGCTTCAACTTCTGCCGCAAGATCTCCTGCTTCTTTTGCTGCTGCTAACTTAGCCGCTGCTGCTTGTAAACCAGATGTAATTCTAGCTTCTCTATCTTTAACACCAGCTTGTTCAACTTTAGAATATTTCTTTAGAAGTTTTTCTTTTTGTTCTTTTTGGTTTCTAGCAAAAGATAAAGCTTCGTCAGCTTGTCTTTGTGCTTCTCTCCATTTCTTCGTAAGTTTAGATATTCTTCTTTGAACGTCTTTTGAATACGTTTCTAATTCTTCTTTCTTCTCTTCAGGTTTTTCTTCCTGAGTAGCTTCTGGCTTCTCGTCACTCGCTTCTACCTTCTCTTCTTTAGGTTCTTCAGCTTGTGGCGCGGGGCTAGAGTCTTCCTTGGTTTCTACTTCATTCTCTGGTTTTGGATTCTCAAGAATAACTTCAGTATCTTCTCCAGAGGTATCAATATCAACCATAGGCACGTCATTTTTATTTTCTTCTTGCATAGTTTCCTCCTATGTTAAATGTAATGCAATACAGATTCTGGATCCTTAATAGTACCCAAAACCTCATCGTCGTTAAGAAGACGGACTTCTCCACCTTCTATTGGTAAACGTGATCCTGCATACCTTGCAAAAATCACCCAATCTCCTTGTTTGCACCAAGCGCCTGTTGGAAATTTTTCTTTATCTCCATAAGCCATTGGTCCCATCTTTACAACATAACCACAATTCGTTGCGATTCGTGCTTTGTCTAAAGATTCTTGTGCAATAATTATACCACCTTTAGTTTTTTCTTTTGGTGTAAAAGGTAAAACTAAAAGCCTCCAACCAGATGGTTGTGGTAATTCATCTTTAATATCTGATACGTTAGTTTCGTCTACTCTTTTTGCTTCTTCAACAGACTCAACTTTTTGTTCTTTATACTTTTCTTCCAAAGCGTTTTTATGCTTTGGGACCTCTTTTGTCGAGGTCGATAACTGTTCCTTGCTCATCTTTTTGCTCCTTCATGTTTAGCAGGTTAGAGATTTCCTGAGAAATATATTGGTAGGCATGTGCCTGTCCCATCATATACTTGTATTTTTCCATGTTGTCAACGGTTCCACTTAACATTGAGTCACCAATGTTTTGGTAGAGATCTTTTAACTGTCTTTGTATTTTAGTTATTAACTCTATATCGTGCATTATTTTACCCATCTTTCTATTAGTTTAAGTTTATCTTCAGCTTCTGCAATCTTACCAAATAGCTTATCTAATTCATCTATATGCTGTGGATGTTCTCCAATACCTACAGAACTTTTTAAATAAATATTAATGGTTGCTATTGCTTCGGCTATTTGTGCTTCGTATCTTTTTTTAAGTGCTTCTAACATTTCCAACGTCTCCGTGCCTGACGGATACGTGAGTTTGGATCGTTTCGAGTTTTTGCAGATGACCTTTTTAATTGTCCTAGTGATCTAGCGCAGTATGATTTTCTGCGATTTGCAGCTTTCGATCCAGGCTTCACTTTTCCTGTCACAGCTGTTTTTAGTTTACTTCCAGGGTTTGCTCTTCTATAGGCCTTGACACCTGCTTGAGTCATGCCTGCTCCAGACTTTGTAGGTCTGTAGTTCTTTTTAGTTCTAGGAATGGGAGTACCTTTTGCAAAGTCTTTTCTCATTAAATCATTCCTTTATAATATTTTCCATATGATGGATTATTTAATTTTTTACCTGCGTATGTAGAATTAATTGCTGGTCCAATGTAACCGCCTGCACTAGCAAATGTTCTAACGTTTTTTGGTTTTGGTCCTGTATTACCGGCTGCTCTTTTTCGTTTGACAGCAGATGCCTTTTGACCTTTTGTCATCCGTGTGGCTTTTGCAAGTGGTACGCATTTCGGATATTTTCTTTTGCTCCCCTTCGATCTTCCGCAAGGTTGATACTTGCCGTTCTTCTTTGGAGCTCCGATGTCTACCCATTTGTCTTGAACCCATTTTCTTAATCCGCCTTCTGAGTAATACCTACGCACAACCAGCTCTTCTTTTTCGAGTCATGCCAGCCATTTGTATAGGTCCACCAGAAGCAGCTTTTTTACGACTATCTTTTTTACCACCTGGTGTAATTTTACCAGAGCATACGCCTGATGCGTACATATTAGCATAGGCTGATGGATACACTTTAAATTTTCGCTTCGCCGCTGCTTTTCCTTTTGCGCAAAGTTTAGCCATTATGCTTTTACCGTTTTATTTTTTTTCTTTTTCTTTTTTAAAAGCGCAAAATCTTTTCCAGATATTTTACCATCTTTATTAGCATCAAGTTTAACTTGACCACCACTTAAAAAGTTTTTTCTAGTTTGTTTATTAAATCTTCTGTTTGACATTATTTTCCTCCTCTAAATATTTGTGTACCCTTTATACCAAAAATACTTGCAACTACAAGTATCCAAAGGTTTGTAAACCATTTCGGAAGCGACTGGA